TATCAAATGAATTAGTACCAGCTTGTGCTTGATAACCTATGGAAATACCACGAGCATATGATTTAGCAGTATCTCCTAATGTAACACTACCAAATCCATTTACAGATGCATCATTACCAATAGCTATACTCTCATAATCATTTGTACTTGTTGTGATACCATGTCCAATTGCAATAATATCATTATTTCCTGATGTTAATGTTGTATTACTACCAATTAAGATAGTATTTTCTTCTGAATTTGAATCAAGTCCTTGTCCGATAACAATAACGTTACCAGTAGAAGATGCCGCTCTCGAACCACTACCGATTGCAATATGTTTTGCAAATTCTGCTCTAGCATATGGTCCGATAGCAATCGCAGAATCGGCTTGTGTACTTGCACCTCTACCTAAAGCAATTGAGTAATTACCACTAGCAGTTACGGGAAGCCCAACTAAAGAATCTGCATTTTTGAGTGAGTAAGCACCAGTACCACTAACTAATCCAGCCTCTGCTCCACCTTCTACATAAGATGCAGTTACTGCAAATGATGCAGTAGTTGCAGTTGATGCGTTTCCATCTAAATCACCTTTGAATCCAACTGATGAACTAACTGCTCCAGTTACATCAAATGTACCTGTCATAGATACAGTAGAACCATCATCAGAAAGTAATGAATCACCTAAGTGGTGTCCACCTGTACCTTTTTGAATTGTGTTTGTTGTAGGGTATGTAGGAGTTCCTTTAGTAGTAAACTCAGGTCCGAATAGAGTAACTGCGTAATCAGTAGCATCTTTATCATATTCATAGAACCAATCGTTGTTTACACTATCCCATTGGAATGAACCAGTTGAGATAGGTGAAGAACCACTATCGTATACTTTAATACCAGCATATCTCTCAGTTGGAGAATCTGCGTTAAGAACAATAAATGCATCTCCAATAATCTTAGCAGAACCTGTAACTGATTGAATGTATGCAAAAGAACCAGTTCCGTTAACTGCAATATTGTTAAATGTTTGAGTACCTGTAAATACGTTATCTACGTTTGTTTTAGCGTATGATGAGGTTTGTGATGTTAACGATGTGATGTTAGAACTATTAGTAGAGATATCAGATGTATTAGTACTGATATTACCCTCATTGGTAGTTAATCTACTCGCTACTGAAGATGAATTAGATGTGTATACCGATGTATCTAATTTACCTGCAACAGTTGAATCATTTGATGAAGTATATGCATTAAATACTGAAGTATCTAACTTACCACTTATATCAGCAGAAGTTAAATATGATGATGTAGCAGCAGTAAGAGAATCAACTCTACTATCATTCGAAGATGTATAAGTATTGAATACTGATGTATCCAATTTACCACTAATATCTGCGGAAGTGAGATAGCTAGATGTTGCCGCAGTTAGTGAATCTACCCTTGCATCATTGGATGCAGTATAGGTGTAAAATTCTGAAGGAGTTAATCCACCCCCACCAGCTGAACCAGTATCTACGGTTACGTTAAATGTTGAGTTATCTCCCTTAGTAAAGGTAATAACATTGAGTGCTGCAGATGCAGTTATTAACAAAGAACCTGTATCAACTGAAACACCTTCTGCGTTTAACGCATAAGATGCAGTGAGTGCTGATGTAGCATAGGATGCAGAAACTTCTAAGGAGTTTACTGCAGAACCCGTACCATCAACTAATACCGAACCACTTATCTGAGTAAGTTGTTCGTAGGTATCTTTGATTTGTTGTGAGGTAAGATTATAATTAGCCATCTCTATCTATCCTTATTGTGGTAAGTACTTATATCTTGAATCTGTTATTTTGATTCCTAATTTATCCATCTCAGCTACATAACCTCTGCGTGTAACAAAGGGTGAACGTAGTTGAGAAGTTTGGTCTGGAAATATTTCCATTCCTGTCTCTGTTCCAAACTCAGGAAAATCACTCTGATTATCAATTAAATAACCAACTAATCTTTCTGAGTACCATTCAGCTTTATTCTTAACTGATGTTCTTTTTTTATCGTATGTTGCGTTATCCACTGCAGCGGCTTGGTCACCACCTTGTGGAATTAACAATCCATTATTACGAGGTCTTAACCAAATCGATTCTAATGCTTCGTAGTAAGACCAGTAAAGTAATGCATCTTGTACATATCTCATAAGAGTTTCGTAGTTACCTGTAACGGTATCGTTCTTAACTCTTGTAATCATTGCTTGATATAATTCGTATCCAAGCATTCTCTGAATGTTGATATCTTGTGCCTCTCTTACGGCATTCTTCAACAAATCAGCATCAACAGACTGATTAAGGTCTGTAAAGCTCTTTAGTTTGTTCTCTGATATAAATAATGTATCGGTCATTTTATTTTCCTTCTATATTTTCTTCCAATTCAACATCTGCACCAGCTTCTGCTTCTACTGATGTTACTACATCAACCTCTTCTTCGCCATCTCCAAAGAGTTTGATTTGTTGAACACCTAAAGTAGTATCAATTCCGTTTACACTAAAAATCATTTCAAATGTTTTAAGTATATCAGATTGCATTGGATAAATTACAGTTGTTAAGAAATGTGAATATGCATCTAATAGTTCTGCTCTACCACCTAATTGTCCCTCTGTCTTAATACCTACTAACATAGGTGAAGTGATTCGGTGACCTGTAAGAATCTTTTGTGTAGTCATTTCATTTACTACATTATAGTATCCATCAGCACCATTTTGAGGTATAGGTGTAATTTCTGGCATCTGCTCTCTATCAGCCACATCCATATACATCAGAGAACCTGCATTATCAGTACCTGAATATGCATCTCTTAATTGTCTTTCGATTTCACCTCTTTCTTCTTCATTAGCATCGGTGAAAGTTGTAATTGCTAATGAAGGTGCCAAACCATTCTTTAAATTGTTTACATGGAAGTTATCAACTTCAGTATCCAATTCGATTGTTTTTAAAGCACCCATATAATCAGGTAGTGGATAATAATCCAAACCTGTTGTGTATGGTTTAAAATAAATTAATTGAGATGGTTCAGTTCTATCTCTCCTACTGAATTTAGGAAGATATGGTAAGTTATCTTTATGAGGAACTATACCTCTTGTCTTACCCCAATCTCTATATATGTAATAACCTGGTATATTTCCTCTATCATCCATCTTCTTTGCTCTAGCGTATGAGAAATCTACGTGATACACTTCAGCAATTCTAGTCCTATCTTGTGACCAAATTACTTCTAATGCGTATCCACCATAAACTACTCTATCTAAAGCAAGTTTAGAATAAATATCGTTCCAAGTTTCACCTTCTGAATTTGCGATTTCTAATAATACTTCATCATCACCTGTAAGACCTTGTCCTACCACTGCTTGATGTTTTGCATTAACTGCCGTAGCATGGACAGATGATTTGTGATACAAATCAATAAGTAATTGCGGAAATTTATTATCCTGTCCAAAGTAAACTATATCCCCTTTATCATCTTCGAACTGAGCGCTATCTGGATATAGGTACTCACTATACTTTGGGATAATACTAAATTTATGTTTATTCTTTTCCATATCTATCCATTGTACACTACATATGCTCCGTTTTCATTAGCAGAAGTGTATTTAAACCTACTTATACTCTCTGAAACGAACGCAGTTGTTGTCGTATCTGTTTCGTATGATTGTGGAACTAATCCTAAGTTCCAAACTACGTTTGAAGTACCCCATACCTCTTCAGAAGTACCCCATATTTGGGAATCTCCTGGTGCGATAATCTTTTGGAATACTAAATCGTATGAACCACCCTTTAAATCAACATCTGTTGGAAGGGTTATTGTTGTTTTTCTCCATTTACCATATTCAGCAAATGAAAGGGAAACTGATGATGTTACCTCTGAAAATCTATTAGTAAATACCAATCTTAACGTATCTCCATCAGCGAAAGATGCTGAAGGTATAAATGCGATGTCGTTTGATGATGAGGTAAATAGATATATCATTGTTTTTCCCTAATAAAGTAAAGGGCAGAGGGATTTTACTCCCTCTACCTCATTACATTATATAAATCTTAACCTACGGTGATACCATTAAGAACGCCTGCAAGTGATGAACCCGAAAGTTCGCTTGCTGGTTCTGGCTCTTGTCCAGTAAAGGTTAATGTGTAACCATTAAGGTCACCGAATGCAGTACCTGTCTGGCCTTGTCCACCACTTAAAGACAATCCACGAGTTTGACCTAATAAGAAGAATACACCAACACCATCTTCAGAACCGTTGTTGGTTTCAACAACCATTCTAATATCTGGGTTTTTAGCTAATACTCTTACTTGGTTTCTAGTCGCTGACTGAAGTTTGTGGAATGGTGCATTTACAGTTTGTTCGTAGAAGATAGTTCCGTTTTCTACATTTGAGTTAATCGCTTCGGTGAAATCACCAGTCTGACGAGTTAATTCAAATTTATAGAAAGTACCTGAACCACTTAATTCCGTTAACAATCCTGTCGTACCACTTGTTGAATCAATTGAACCAGACAAGATATAGATGTTTTTTAATCCGCCGGTGTTGTCTCTACAACCTAGCGTAAATCCTGATGTAATATCACATGTGCTCATATCTTATCCTTTTCTTTTTTATTATTCAACAATTAGGCCTGGTCGTTAGATACCCAGAACTCAGGGTATGCAATGTTCATACCAAGCTTAGTAACGATTCTGTGCTTCAATTGGTCACCATTGATATCGTACCATAACTGGAAATCAGTTACGTCTGATAACAAATCAGTACCGATTACGATTTGTTTAGCAGGTCCGAGAACCAAACGATTAGAACCTTGCAAACCAATTGTACCTACGATAGTTACGTTTGGAGTGAATGGGTGTTTCATCGCCATAAAGTTTACTCTATTCTCAACAGATGCTGGGTCATAGAAGTAATTGTTTTCGTTTCTCAACCAAGTAACGTACTTACGGAAGTTAGTGATTGACATGAATACTGTCAAATCTTCTCTATCCTGTACATCAGCTGCTAAGTTCTCAATCATTACATCGATATCATCACCGATAGTAGTTGAAGTTGGAGCAGAACCTGTAATTGAATTAGGAACAACTACACCAGTAGTAGAACCTGAGATGATAGTTTTCAAACCATCAACACAATCTCCAGCTCCAGTGGTAGCACCCCAAATGAATTGGTCGTTTGCTTTTTGGAATCCTTTAACCAATTGGTCAGTATACTCTTGAATCAAAGTGAATGATTCGTTGTATGAACCAGCTGGTTGCATTACTCCTAAATACTTCTGGTCCAAATCTCTCAAACATAGTCCATCGTGAGATGTACGTTGACAAACTTGGATATCTCTTTGTGAGAATGATGCAGTACCTGCAGTTGTAGATACACAACCATATCCATCCTCAATTTGTAAATCAACTTCAAACAAGTTGATTGGTTCTAAGTACTTTACGCCTTCTTTAACTGTAGCGTACTCTATGGTAGAACCAGCCATAATACTCTTAACAACTAATTCCCCTGCGGTTTCGTTGTTGAAAGCGTCTAATGCTGTTACGTCAAATGCCATAATCTTTTCCTTTTAATTTAATTTTTTCTTTTCTTTGCGATAAGAGCATCAATCATATTTTGATTCTTTGATGGTGCTTCATCACTTTTGCGGGTTTTACTAAACTCTTTAATTGCATTGGTTTTAGAAGTTGCTGGAGATTTAGCGAAAGCGTTGTACTTTTCTTCCATCGCTTTTAATTTCTCATCCATCTCTTTCATCTTCTCTGTTACAACCTCAGCAATTTCTGAAATTACTGCTTCGATTACTTCTTCTTTCACCGATACAGCCTCTTCTTCCATTTTCTCTTCTTCATGCTCAGCCATTTCTGCTTCTTCTTCTTCTAAAGCTTCTTCGACTTCCTCTTCCATCTTTTCTTCGTCGTGTTCTGCAGCGGCAACCTCTTCAACTTCTTCAGAAACTTCTGTTTCTTTGATAGCTTCGATTTTACCATCTTTAGTTACGATTGTAACTCCACCTTCTAATGCGTGCTCTCCATCAGGAGCAGCAACATCACCATCAGCGGTTACAACGAAAACTGCAAGACCTTGCGCAAGTTCTTCACCCTCGTATTTAAGAGTAAGTTCACCATCAGCTGTCTTGATTTCGCCAAAAGATGTTTTTGGAGCATCTACTAAGTTAAAATGTTTTTTAACTAATTCTTTGATTTCCATTTAAAATCCTTTTACTGTGTTAAACATACTGAATAAAACGAACCCAAATACCTTATAATCTTTCGCAAAAGAAATATCTCGACATTTACTATTCGTTCATCTTCCTATTATACATTATATAAATTAATCCTTTACCTGTGAATTATTTAATAATTCATCGATAAAGAACCCTTCGACAGAGAAACCTTTTACTTTTCCTGTCTTTACATAATTATCCCAAATTTCCTTATTCTTAATTTTCATCATTCCGTACCAAGTACCTTTGGGGTATTTTTCTCCATTAGAGTAAATAGATGATTTATCTCTATCTGGGTCTGATACTAACCAACTCTCAACAACATAAACATCACTCAATGGGTCACTCATATCATGTTCAATGTTGGCACTATCAGTATACTTTTTTTCCATCCATTTATAAGCAATCTTCTTAATTGTTTCTTCTGAGAAGTAAACATAGTATTCACCATTCTCCATATCGAAACGATAGATTAACTTATTAGGAATCATTAGTGGTCCTGCAACCACTTGTTGTTCTTCAAACTCTTGTCTACTAAATTGTGTACCAATACCTAATTCAGTAATTGTACGACCTGTAATTAAATCAATAGTAGATTTGGTTTCTTGCTTATCAGCTGGAGATACAACCTTCATAGTTGAATCTACCCAATTACCATTTTCTAATCTATAAGTTACAGTTCTCCACTCATGTCTACAATTGTTTCCACCAACGTAATTAAAGATATCGTATTGGTCAACACCACCTGGTCCGAAACCTGTGT